GGACAGAGCGGCCTACCAGCTCGCTCAGACCGCAGACGCCTACGTCGCCTCTCTGTACACCGGTGCATCGGCCTCTAACCCGGACAACATCATCGAGGTTACGCAGGCCACCGCTGCCAACGTCTACTCCAAGTTCGTAGGTCTTGCTCAGCGCATGGATGAGAACAACCTGCCTGCCGACGGACGCTACGCCGTCATCCCGCCGTGGATACTGGCGCTCTTGAGGCAAGACAACACGTTTGTTACCCAGGCGCAGCCAAGCGTGGTCTTGAATGGCCAGGTGGGGCAGATAGCGGGGATAAACCTGCTGGTCAGCAATAACGTAGTTATCACCGGTGCACCGGCCGACGACTACCACATCCAGGCCGGGGTAGCGAACGCCATAGGCTACGCCGAGCAAATTCTCAATGTCGAGGGCTTGCGGCTCGAGGGTAGCTTCGCGGATGGTGTGAGGGGCTTGCACCTCTACGGCGCCAAGGTCTTGCAGCCCGAGCTGCTCTACGACCTGGTTTTGAGCGTCGCGTAAAGTTGATAACTGTCTGGATGGCGGGAGGGCTCACATCGAAAGGTGTGGGCGGGGTTCTTGCATACCCTTCCTTCACGTCCTGTCATCTGCTTCCACGAGCCGGGGTGCGCCGCAAGCGAAGTGGCGAACGGCAAAGGGCCTTCAGGGTCCTGGGGCTTTCCTCCCTTCTCCCCAGACCGTCGCCCCGGTTCGTTTTATCAACCCCCGGGGGGTGGTGAGTATTGAAGCTGTGTAGCGAAACCACACAAGCGGGAGAGCCGTGCAAGAGGCCCGCTATAGAGCACGGAGAGTTCTGCCTAGGCCACGACCCTAAATACGCAGCCGAGCGCCGCAGGATGGCGTCTCGTGGCGGTAGAGGGCGCAAGAATACCGAGACCCGGGGCGTAAAGAAGCTCATGGACGAGCTCACGACCAAAGTGCTCGCCGGCGACCTCGGTACGCAGGAGGCCCACGCCGTCGTCGCCTTGCAGAACATCAAGCTAAGGGCCATCGAGATAGAGCGCAAGATAGACGAGGCGGACGTGCGCGGAGAGTTCGAGGAGCTGAAGCGTGAGCTTGGCATTAGCTAAGGACATCCGCAGGGTGCGAGAGATGGTGTCGACGACGCCGACGATGTCGGTCTCCTCCGACACCGTAGAGTTCGCCCGGTCCGTAGGTGTAGACCCCGATGGCTGGCAAGAGGAGGTCCTCACCAGCGACCACCCGCGCAAGATATTGTGCTGTGGTAGGCAGACGGGCAAGAGCACCGTGGGCGCCATCCTCGCAACACATAAGGCGCTCAAGACCCCGGGCTCGACTGTCCTCGTGGTAGCACCCGGAGAGCGGCAGGCTAAGCTCCTCTTCTCCAAGGCGGCCGCACTCTACCGCCAGGCTGGGTATCCGCTACCGGCCCACAGCGAGAGGCGCACCGGCTTAGAGCTCTCCAACGGGAGCATTATCGAGGCGCTGCCGGCCGTCGAGAGGACGACCAGAGGATACAGCGTGGACCTCCTGATATGCGACGAAGCCGCAGGCGTCCCGGATATGGACTATCACGGCATCCTACCGGCGCTCATCGCGACGAGAGGCGAGCAGGTGCTTCTCTCAACTCCACGTGGCAAGCGTGGTTTCTTCTTCGAGCTCTGGAACTCTAGGGAAGACTGGATGCGCGTCATGGTCCGCTCGGATGAGGTGGCCCGGATACGTCCCGAGGACCTCGAGGTTTTCAGGGCCGCGATGCCCGAAGAGTTCTTCAGGCAAGAGTTCTTCTGTGAGTTCCTGGAGACCGAAGGCTCGCTATTCAGCTATGACGATATAGAGCGAGCGCTGGCGCGTGGCGAGCATGTGCAGGCGATACAGTTTGAGGAGGATGAATGGTAGGTAGAGGGTTCTTGAAAACTGGGGGTATGCTGGCGCCGGTTGTTGCGGCGCCGTCTCGGGACCGAGGGCTCGTCGGCGAGCCCTATCAGCCGAAGGTGAAGTACTCGCCCAAGCGCTACTCGGTAGGCGTGGACCTCGGACAAGCGAGCGACTACACAGCTATAGCCGTGCTGGAGAAGAAGGTCGTGCCACCAAGAACGGCTATGTTCTCACCCGTGGGTAAGTCACCCTCTAATAGGCTCGTCGAGGGTACGGCCGTCTACGACCTCGTCTATCTCAAGCGCCCCAAGCTCGGCACACCATACGATGTTATCGCCGAGCGGGTCGCCGACCTAATGACTAAGCTCGAACCTAAAGGCGCCTTCGATGAGATAGGGCAGGCAACTCTATCTGTGGATGGGACCGGTGTGGGCCGGGGCGTCGTGGACATGCTGCGCACGGAGTTCGTCAAGAGGCCCCGGCGAGGCGAGTACGTGCCGAAGGTAGACTTCAGGGCCGTCACTGTCACCGGCTCTCAGACGACGCTCAAGCGCCCGGAGAAGACCAATGGTTACTGGTCCGTGCCGAAGAAGGACCTCGTCTTCCCAGCCGTCGCAGCGTTCCAGCAGGACCGGCTCACTCTTACCAAGGGCTTAGAGGAACGGGGCGCCCTGGTCAACGAGCTCAAGAACTACAGGCGGACCACGAACATAGCAACCGGGAACATGGCGTTCGAGCCGTGGCGGGAAGCAGACCATGATGACCTGCTCTTCGCTGTGGCGCTCGCACTGTGGGGTTGGCAGCACGAGCACCGGGGCTCGAGGGTGCTCCGTGTCTGGCGCTAAGCCACAGGAGGAGCATCGTCGCCCGTGAGCTCCGACCACTTTACAGGCTTATCGCCGTTGAACGAGACGTCGTGGTCTGGGGGTATCTCGTTGGGCTCTATCTTCCGAATGCTATCAAGCGTGTCTCGCAATGCAGAGCCTTCGGTATCTTCGATATCGCCCGTGCCCCGCTCGTACGCCTCCCTCGCAAACTTCTCAGCCTTCTCCCTGGAGTCGAACACCGGGTAGAGCCGGAAGGGCTTACGGTCGGGGGCAGTACCGGTCCACAGCAGGAGTGGGTTATCCTCCCATGCCCTCGGTGTCCCTATCCCCCAGAACTCCCGCTCTTCACTCATCTCTCTCCTGTTCTTGGTCGTTGGTTGGGCCAGAACTCCCTATTAAAGGATACGTCAACCGCAAACTACTTTATCCGGCGCTCCCATTACACCGTATGTTTGTAGTATGTATACCGTCTGTTTACTGTTTGTGGTAAAATATCTGTATGGTCCAGATAATGGAGGTGATGAAGATAGGTGCTCAGGTAAAGAAGGTGCGCGAGCGGGCGCTCCTTACGCAACAAGAGCTAGCAGCTCGAGCGGGAATAGGGCTGACTACGCTCAACCGTATAGAGAATGACCGGGCGGAGCCGCACTTCCGTACTATCCGCAAACTAGCCAAGGCGCTGGGCGTAGACCCGGCCGAACTACTGCCGAAGGAGTAGACCATGCCTAGTACCAACGGCCACCGTCCCAAGCGGGCCATCCTCTACACTCGCGTGTCCACCGACGAGCAAGCCCGCTCCGGCTACTCTTTAGCCCAGCAGCTCGAAGCTCTAAGAGAGTACTCCGCCCGAGAGGGTTACGAGGTCCTCGAGGAAGTAGCAGACCCAGGACAGAGTGGAGCAAGCCTCGAGCGACCCGGCATGGACCGTGTTAGAGACCTCGTAGCAGAGGGCGGTATCTCCGTGGTGCTCGCTCAGGACAGGGACCGCTTCGCCAGGGAGCCGGCCTACCATTATCTGCTCCGGCGTGAGTTCGAGGAGCACGGGACGAAGATACGTGCCCTCAATGATAGGGGCGACGAAAGCCCGGAAGGGGAGCTCACAGACGGCATCCTCGACCAGCTCGCAAAGTACGAGCGGGCCAAGATAGCCGAGAGAACCCGACGGGGAAAGCTACGCCGGGCTCGCGAGGGGAAGATAGTGCCCACCCATACAGCGGACTACGGTTTTGAGTTCAACAGCAGTCGCGATAACTACGTCGTCAATGAGGAGCAGATGGAGGTAGTACGGCGCATCTTTCGCATGATAGGCGCGGAAGGCATGACCATGCACGCCGTCAAGAAAACCTTTGAGCGTGAGGGCGTCCCGGCACCGGGCGGGGGCAAAAGGTGGGACCGGTCGTTCTTCCGTAGCTGCGCCCTCGATGACGTGTACCGCCCGCATACCTATGAAGAGGTCAAGGCGCTCGTCTCGCCCGACGTGGCCCTGCGCCTAGACCCGGACAAGCGATATGGCATCTGGTGGTTTAACCGCCGCCGCCGCAAGCGCACCCGAGTTTCTGACAACGGCCCAAACGGTAAGTCCTACCGCTGGCAGAGCGCCACGACCATCAGGCCGCGAGAAGAGTGGATAGCTGTACCCGTGCCAGACTCCGGGATACCGAGGGAGTGGGTGGACGCCGCAAGGGAGACCATCAAAGACAACCCACGCCCCTCTTCGACCGGGCGTAGGTTTTGGGAACTCTCCGGCGGCGTAGCGTTCTGTCAGGCGTGTGGGCGGCGGTTGGCTACTACAGCCGTGCGCGGCAACGGCGGGCGCTCGGACAAGCTCCACTTCTACTATCGCTGCCACACCCGAGCTGCTGAGGGGCGCGACGCTTGCCCACAAGGTAAGAGCTTCCGGGCGGACACGTTAGAGGGGCAAGTGTGGGAAGAGGTTTGTGGCGTGCTCAAGGACCCCGAGCACCTACGGGCGGACCTCGAGGCGATGATTGAGCAGGAGCGGAAGGGCTTGCGCGGAGACCCCGAGCGTGAGATGGAGGTGTGGCTCGATAAGCTCTCGGAGGTTGATAACAAGCGGTCCCGCTTTCAAGACATGGCCGCCGAAGGGCTTATCACCTTCGAGGAGTTGGGCGCCAAGCTCAACGAATTGGACGAGACCCGCGCCACGGCGCGGCGGGAACTAGAGAGCCTTGGACGCCGCCAACAGCACCTCGCGGAGCTGGAGCGGGATAAAGACGCCGTGCTTGAATACTACGAGCGGATGGCACCCGACGCCCTGGACGGCCTTACTCCCGAGGAGCGCAACCACTTCTATAAGGCGCTCAGGCTCAGGGTTGCGATGAGGGCGGGCGGTGGTTTGGAAATTTGCGGGCCGTTCCCAGATGCCCCTGTAGTTAGTAAAACAGAGGTGTGATCGTGATGGTCCCCCTGGGTAGCGGGCGTCTCGTCCGTAGCGCGCCCCCCCGAAGCGAGCTCGAACCCCTGGAGGAATTCGGCGTCGAGACCTGGGCGCAGGCTCTCCTCAAGTTCGTCCTCTCCGACCGCAGGGTGAGCTGCGCGATACCCGCTACCAGCAGCCCCGATCGGGTGCGCGAGAACGCGCGGGCCGGCGAGCCGCCGTTCTTCGGCGACGAGGAACGACGCTACGTGACCAGCCTGGCCCGGGGATGAAGGGAGCGGCGATGGAGAGGAAGCGGGCGCCTGAGGCAGGGATATTTATCGGGCATCTGCCGCCCGGTCCGAACGACGCCATCACCGACGTAGAGGGCGTGCGCGTCGGGCACTCCACCATCGTGCGGGGGGAGGGACCGCTCGCCGTCGGCGAGGGACCGGTCAGGACGGGCGTGACCGTCGTCTGTCCCAGGGAGGGCCTGACCAGGGAAGAGCCCGTCTTCGCGGGCTGCCAACGTTTCAACGGGAACGGCGAGATGACCGGCCTCGAGTGGATCCGCGAGTCCGGCGCGCTCACCACGCCGGTCGCGATCACCAACACCCACAGCGTCGGCGTGGTGCGCGACGCCCTC